AGCTCAGCGTATCGGAGATCGCATCACTCCACGTGGTATGGCTCTCAAGATCTATCTGGCCAATAAGAAAGACCGACCGAACACAATGATTCGCGTCATCATCGCTCGCGTGCCCAAGGCCATCAATGGAACTGCAACAACTGTCAGTAATGTCAATCCATTCGAGACAACGCTCCAATTAGGAAACAATGGAAACAAAATGCTTATGAATTCGGATTCCGACCGTGGAATTAAGTTTTTATATGATAAGATCCATCGTCTAGGAAATCAAACTGCTTGGCGATCTACTACCGCCGCAGATCAAAAGGAACAAACTAAAGTATTCCGTCTGTGGATTAAGTCAAAGAAATCACGTGACATCCTCTATGACTCAACCGGCTCAAGCCAGATTGTCAACAATCCTATTCTCGTGTGGGCTATCCCCTATGAACAATACAACACACTGGAAACTGACGAAGTCGCCACCATCGCCTATGAAGGCAAACTTTACTACAAGGATGTTTAAATATCAGCTTGCTTAAGCTCATGCACTTGGTAGCGGTCCTCGCTCCACACGGTCCGGTCCGGCTCGAAGTTCGCAAAGAATATCACGTGCGGCTTCTTGAACACCACGGTCCTCGAGTTGTACTTCCCGGAAAATAGAATTCCATTCTTCATCGCCTCGGCAAGAGCATAAGCCGGCCCAATCGATCCCTTCTCCGTCGCCCTCGTGCAGTCGAAGACCACAATGCCTTTCGGGTCCGACGAAAACACATGCGCCATGTCCGCCTTCTTGGAAGGCTCCAGGATACACGCGTCCTTCGTCACCAGCAACCACTCGGCCATGCCCGACTTCCCCATGCCACCCTCGCGGCTCCACAGCCACACTATCTTCCGAGGATCCACTTCCTTCTCTAGCACAACGAGCAAAGCACTTTGCCACTTCCACAGCGACCAGCTCGCCGATACCGCGCGCAATTGCGTCATAGCAGCGTTCTCTCGAACCAACTGCCGATAGCGTTCAATAAATTTTGGAAACTGTGCCATCGTCTGTGCATGCTCTTTAAAGATGTCTAACTCACTTGCCCCATTATCCACTGCCTCCATGACACCCTTCAAATCGGTCCTCTGACCTTGGCGGTCCTTCACGGATGCGATCTCGATCCATTCACCCGCCTCCCAATAGTCGCCCTCCTTCTTGCAATAGTCAATTGCCTCAGCGCTCGTTCCACGCTGTTTCTCCAAATGTAAATCATGTCCAAAGGCCTTCTTGAACCTCTTGTAGCTGTCATGGTTCGCCTGCAGATAACCCTGCAGATGAGGGGTGCCCTTCTCCCCGACTTCCATCCCATAGCCAATGCCCTTGATGCCACACTTGCCCACAAGGCCCTTGATAGTCAGCAGACTCTCCGGTGTATAGTTATTATACGTCCAACAAATACCGAAGCGCGACATTGGAGAAGGAAAACTCTCGAGCGACCCTGGGAGCGCAATATATAGACGGGCGAAGCCGGAAATAGAATACAACTAATGCCCCCCCCGGAGGGGTTTATGTGCGATACAACTAATGCCCCCCGCGGAGCGGTTTAGGTCCCTTGCCCCCGCCGGGAGGGCATGGCTGTTTGTTTAAAGGGTTTTTAAAAAAAAAAATTCCCTGGTCACGTATCTGTCGGGGAGGAGTGAGAGCCTAGTATTACCTCTCACTTCCCCGACACCCGACAGGGTAGTCTATAAAAGGCCCTGGGCCGCCCGATCCCTATCAATGAACAATGGCTTACAAACGGAAATACAAGGCCCGCAAGTTCAAGAGGAGTCGTCGTATGAGGTCCACTCGGAAGGGTCGGAAAACTTTCAAAGCTCGTGTGACTCAAGTTCTGATGAAGAAAGTAGAAACGAAGATGTACCACTTCGCCGAGGAGAATATCCAGCTCAATCACAATATAGGACGAAACGCAGGTTCAGCTCTAATCCCAGCGATGGGTAGCTTCACTAATCTATATAATATTTGGGCCGACATCCCCAAGGGTACCGGTTCAGCTCAGCGTATCGGAGATCGCATCACTCCACGTGGTATGGCTCTCAAGATCTATCTGGCCAATAAGAAAGACCGACCGAACACAATGATTCGCGTCATCATCGCTCGCGTGCCCAAGGCC